CTGGGGGCGGAGGCGGTGGGGGCGGAGGCGCGGGTATCGAGGGCGGGCTAGGCATAATACACATGGTTTACCAATCCTGTTCCAGTGGGTCGTAATCCGACTTTACGAACGCCTGAGCGCCAGAACCGAGAAGCGTATCGGGCACAGTCGCAACATCCATTGCGAATGTAAGAGCCAGGGCGTCCGCTACGTCGGGCGAGGAAAAGTCCCCGCCCAACCGTTCCTTCATTTCCTTCTTCGCTTCCAAGTGTATCTTGTTACCCAGTAGTGTATATCCAAACTCCCTCTGGGTCAACTGGTCTTTTAGCACCGTCCCAGTGTCGTTTGCTTCAACGGCATTGGCGTTCCTGGAGGCCAGGGGGATGGCTAGGCGCGTGTGCAAAGCCTCCTTCATCTTCCCCCACATTTCGTCCGACTTGAAGCGGTATAGTTGCTTATCCACGGCCCCGCCGCCGAACTGCACGCCGGTCACGGGATATCCCAAGTGGCGCAACTGGTCAACCACACCGGACCCGATGCCGCCCTCGTCTACGAACAAGCCGGACACACTCTTGCCGAGGGCCTCGAAATGCTTGATCGTCTCGATGACCTTGCCCGTCACCTGGACTGTATCGAGGCCGCGATACCTCCCCCTGGCGGAAGTCGGGGCGAAGGACCGGGCGTCGTCTCCTATGCGGGGGTAGATTACGGTTTCATCGTCTCCGAACCGGGCCACGTCAACGCCGATAATGAGGGGGCTGAACTTGCTGACGAAGGTGTCGCGCTCCATGGCGGCCTCAACATCCACAGTCGGGATGAACTGTAGGTTGCCCGCCGACGGGAACATGCCCCGGATACGAACCTTCACGAAGTCGCTGTCGATCCCGTTGTCTTCGATCCAGCGCTTATGGAGTTCCTTGTTCGTGATGGCCACGGTACGGCTGTCGATCTGCCGCACGATGTAGCGGTGCTTTAACTTGCCGACGCACTGCTCGAAGAACTTGCCGCTATTCCGGGTGGGGTTCCCGAAGTCGAAGGTCATGGGCTCGCCCGTCACGAGGCCGCCCTCTCGGACTTCGAAGATTTTGTCTGGGACGGCCGAGGCTTCGTCGAAGATATAGAAGGAGGTCGCGTTACTGGCGTGCTGACCGGCGAAGCTTTCGGAGTTCTCTTCGCGGCACGTCTGCGCGGTGCATTTCCACTTGTCGGGGTGGTCCTTATTGAAGAAGCTCATGGCGCCGCGTCCCGTATTGAACTGGAAGCGGTCTACAGTAAGGGACAGCTTATGCCACGCCCCGAGGGTGGCCCAAGTCTTCGTGCGGAGCTGCGTATCGGTGTTAGCCGTCACCGTCCCCTGAGAGAACGGCCGCGTGTCCATGATGAACTTCACGATCCAGGCCGCCAGCACGGACTTGCCGATGCCGTGCCCCGAGGCCGTAGAAAACTGAATTGGGTCCACAGCCTTCTCGCCGGTGAACCCCCGCTTCTTGATCTCAGCGCCCCACTGGTCCAGAAACTCGCAGGCCCACACGTCGGGACCGTATTCGCAGTTTGGGAAGCGCTCCCTGTACTCCGGCGCCAGCTTCACCATCTGGATAGACTTCTCGGTGTCCCACGGGAAGATGTACATGACGTACCCCAGGGGATCGTCGTAGAACCCGGCTAGGTCGTCAGCCAGCATTTCCTCTTCGGACAATGCGGTATCACGTGATGCCACGTCGTTCAATGAATATATCCCCTTCGCTTCTCGACATTCAGCAATGGGCAATTCATATACCCAAGCTCTCTCAGCTTCCCCTGCTCGACCGCCACGTCATCGACCATCTCGCTCTCGTCATGGCCGCGCACGATTACCGACACCATGAAATAGGCGACCCACTCGTCTTTTGGAAACTTCCCCTGGGGCATGTTACGCCTTTTTGTTTTTGGCCGCAGCCCGATCCCGCCCACGTTGCAGCCGCTCGACAAACGACAACTCGCCCGTTACCTCAACCTTGTCCTTATTGAAGCCCTGCATACGAGCCAGCGCCTCAAGAGCGCCCTTCTTGTCGTGAAATTCAGGTTTGAATTTCTTCACCAGCACCTTGTCTTCCCCCTGGCCCTCGTAGTAATAGTCGTACTGTAGCCCAGCCACGGCCTGCAATTCCTCGTCGGTGGCCTCAGAGAAGTCCCAGGCAAGGGTACCGTCCGCTTGCTTGTGCAAGAACTTGCTCAGGTCCGAGAACGCGGCCTTCGCGTGCTCCCGCATGATGCGGTCACGGCTGATATCGAACTTCTTCTGTAGCCGGGACTGGTGCTCCCAGATAAGCCAAGCCACGTCCTTCTTCTCGAACAGGCGCTTGATGTAGCCGTTGCTGTGCTTATACCCGGCCAACTCAGCAGCCTTGGTCTTGTTCATCCCCGTCTCAAAGTAAATCCGCACTAGCTCGCGGTGACGGTCGGAAATGTGTTTCGGCTTCTGCATACCACGTACCCCTGAATAAGCGGCCCGGGCTATTTTTATTGCGCGGCCCGAGCCTGTGTTCGCGCTCAGGGCTCGAACCCCGGGGGAAGGTCGGAGTGAGCCCTATTTCTACACCACCATTATACCGCCATTCGCGACCGTCGGTCAAGGAGGTATTTGGGATCACGTGATACCATGAAACGATTTCACGCATACTCCGCTAAGCCCCCCAAAACATTTGATTAAATCGTTTCACAATATCTGCGCATTCCACGGAAAATCGAACATGGCCGCTGAAAACCGCTGGATATCCGCCGTAGTGTCTGATTTTTTTTTATTATATCGCGGGATAGGGCTCGGCTATCCGCAGGGCACCCGGCGAGCAGACCCCCCCGCCGCCCCCCAAAGTCGGTTTCACGGACCCCGCCCCGGTGGCGCTGGGATGCCATCGACCAGCGACCGTATGCCAGCGCCACGTATACCATCGGAGGTATACCTAGAACGCAACTAAGAAACCGATTAGCAACAACTAACCGGCGCCTTACTTATGCGCTGATTGGCATAGCCCGGGCTTATCGGTTGCGGCGCATAAGCGCGGCCAAGGATAGGACGCAACACCTTAGCGGCGGCGCATGCGGTCGGAAGCGCTAGCTGGCATTTGCGGCGCCTAAAAGACCCAATATGTCCCGGTTTACATCACTAAACGAAACACACTTGACACAAATACTAGCATATGCACTAAACGAAACACACTTGACACAAATACTAGCATATGCAATAAACGCCAATCTCTTAACTGGGAGCAAAGCAAATACCGGCCGCTAGCCTAGCCTTCCCGGTTGCGAAGTCAGCCGGGAATACTCGACTAGTGACGGCAACCCTAGTAGGAGTAGAAACCATGTTGTACCGTTTCGGAATACGTACCAAGGCGCGGAAGCTTGTGACAATCCACATTGAAGCCAAGACGGAACGCGAAGCCATCGAACGCTTCAAGCGCGTGCGCAATGACTACTTGGAATTGCGCTCGGCGCCGCGCGCTACGGCAACGGCAAAAGCACTCGCGAAGCCCAAGATCGTCGCCTATCCAATCCCGCAACCGGCCGTATTCACAGAACGCCAAATCGGCGCCTTGATACGCAATTACATCGGGGAAGCCCAATTCCTGCAATCGTGGCGGTCGCCTATCCCGCAACCCAAATCCAAGGGAACAAACCAATGAAAACGGAAGATACCGGGCTACAATCCCATAGTACTGTGAGCGCTGGGGATAGCTACCTCATTTTCTCAGTGCCAACCGTGTCGCATTACTCCCTTGTGCGGCGCCTAATGACGGAAAAAATCGGGTACAAGATACTGCACGGAAGCTACAAGGGCGCCACGGAAACGTCCTACATCGTCAACGCCAAATACTTCAATACCCTCGGCTCGTGGGGGGTTTTCAACGATCAGGAAAGCATCCTGGTATTGGGACCTATCGCATGGGCTCGGGGTCCAAGACCAGCTACGCTATGGTTTCAAAATAGCGTCACACGGGCGCCGGTCAATCTGGGCTACTTCGTGGCAACCCCGTACGAAGACGCTATCAGGCAAGACGCCTGGACCTATGACAAGTCAACCGATACGTACTACACGTGCAAACATTCTCGCAACATCGGAGAAAACGACCATGGATAGCAGAATTGATATCGTCGCGCGTTCCCTCGATCCCGTGGCGTTCAAACACGGGCACCCGCAAGCTATCCTTTGGCAATCTCGCGCCAGGATCGAAGCATGCAAACTACTGAAAGCCCTTGACCAGCACCGGGCGCGCAACCGGCCGACACTGCGTCAACGGTTGCAGAAAGCCCGTGACTTGCTGTTGCGCGAAGGGATCGAAAGGACGGGCGCCCGATACGGCTGACGCGAGAGGGAAGCCATCCCGGTTGACGTTTCTACCCTAGCTTGGTTTCACGTGATGCCAAGCTAGGAATAAACGCCAAACGCAAGGTACCGCAAATGCGCCTACATCTGACTTGGCAACCCGACTACGCCTTGCTAACCGTCCTAGACGGGGGCGAATTAACTGAGGTACGCGGGCACAAGCTTGTGGGTTCTGCGTACATAGGCGATAGGCTTGACCGCGTTATAGCGGCAATGCCTAGAACCGTGAACCTAAGCGAACTATTCGCAGATGTTGTGATCCACGTAAGAGACGAAGACGCACGGGCAATACGTGCCGCGCTTAGGCGCGAAGACCAGCTAGTAGCAGCCATAAAAAAATCCACCCTGAGAGGTAAAAATGTATTCCGTACATCAACCTATCATTTCCCGGTACGCTCGGGAAAACGCAGATAACTTCGGAAGGGTTTTGCAATTCGTCATCTTGACTGCGCACAAGCCCTTGTTCAACTTACCGGCGGACGTAGAACAAGCCCGAGCGGGAGGCGAAGACGCCTTGGGGGTTTTATTCGGCTGGAAATTCAGCGCCTATAACGAGGCTTGGTTGTCCCGGGAGCGTGCCTATACCTACTGCGAGCACGTCATTGGCGACGCAACCTTGACCGCTAGAGAGCAAACCATTGCCCTAGTATCCTGCGTCGCAAGCCTACCGGGCTTCGATCTGGCCAAAGCTGGGTTTGTCACGCAGCTAGCCTACGGGCTCGGGGGTTGCCTAGACGGGCATAACCGCAAGCTATACGGATATTCCCTAAACTCGTTTCGCAATCTCAAACAACGCAAGACGCCAAAGTCTAGGGCTAAGCTTGTGTCTTCCTACGTTGACGCTATCGCCAAGTGCGGCACTGCTGGCGAGTTATGGGACAAATGGTGCGCACACGTCGCGAATAGGCATCCGGCCGCCTATCGTGACGCATACCACGTTTCGGCCGTTCACTGCGAAGCCCTTGGGCTTCCCGAAGCATAAGGAGTAACTATGTCATCGAACCAGATAAGCCCTTTTCAAGCCCAATGGGATCACGAGTTTAGAAAGCAGCCTAAGGACCTTGTGATCCTGCAATACGAGATTGTCAAAACCATTGCCCTTCGCAAGCGTATGCTGCGTCGGGCTATTGCCTTGGCAAAATCTTGTGCAGCACGGCGTGCCGCAAAGCGCTAGCCTTCGCTATTGTAGGCCAAGGGGTAGATACCCCCGGTTTAGCATAAGCTAGCCGGGGGTTTTTCTTTGCCTACTTCGTTCTACAGTCTACTTACAGGCTACCGGGTATTATAAATACCCCGGTATAGCACTGTAAACTGTAAGACCTTGCCTTTACACTGTAAACTGTAAGACTGTAAAAACCCTGGAAAACCGCAGTAAACCGGGCTTTCAGACTGTAAGAGGTTTGACTGTAAAGACTGTAAAGCCCGTAATACCATGACTGTAAAACCGACTGTAATCCTACAGTCCAGGCCGACACACAAACTCCCTTTTAATGGCGTCGTAAAACTTGCCTAGTTGGCGCTGTTTATCCTCTCGGATAGCTTTCCAATACTTCTGCCCGATTTGGCTCGACCCAACTGTTACGCCGGGCTCGGCGGCGCATGCTTCGATCAAAGCCCCATTATTGAATTTGTGTCCCGGCACGCGCTTAAGGACGGCTATCGCGGCCTTTTCGATTGCGTCGAACAATTCGACCTTATCCTGTTCTTCGATGGTATCACGTGATATCGGCAGTTCATCCGGGCTGGGTTTTATGACCGCCAAGCTGGTATGCTTAGGCGTCAAGCGTACCTCGGTCAATTTCAGGTGCTTTGCCTTCGTCCACTCCGGGCTATCCTTTTGCTTTGGCATGCTTAGGGATACGAGGTACTCCTTGCCCGGGCGGTCAAGCCCCACAATCGTATCGGGGGCACCGATGAACTCCATGCTTCCTTTCCCGCGTTCAGTATTGCCATGGCCGGAATGATGCAAAGCCAATACTGCTGCGCCTAGCTCTTTCTGTATCGTCTCGACAAGGTGGGTAAACTTGCTGGCGTGCTCTTGGGCGTTCTCATTCACGCCTTGCATGGATCGCCCGATTGTGTCGAGAACCACAAGCTTATATCCGGCTGGGCTTGCGGCCTTTGCGACTTCCAAGAACGGCTGGACTGCTTCCGTCACCATAGGCACGGGGTCCATGATGAATATGCCGTTGGCGTTCTTTCCCTTATTGTGAAGTGCTTCCCAGGCTCTAATTCGGTTCATAATTTGCGGTCGGCCTTCGCCAAGGCTAAACAGCACATTGCCCGGCTCTACTACATCCCCCCACATGCGGTCAGGTGCAGCACTCAGGCCCGTCACCACACTCAAGGCCACGTCGAGGGCCACAAACGTCTTGAACGTGCCCGGCGCCCCGAATAGGATCACATATCCGCCTTCGGGAATGAAGTCATGGATTAGCCACTCGGGCGGTTTGATGCTATCGCCCCCGAGCCGGTCAACCACTCGGAACCGGCCGCCGGTCCACTCGAAACCCTCGCCCTTATCCTCTATGGTAGGCTTGAATATCGCAGCCGACTTTGCCACGTGGTACGCGGGCGTGATGTTCCCTGGCGGGCTCGTGTTATACGAGTACCCATTCGTTATTTTTTGGAGCAGGTGATCCGCTTCCCCGGCGTCCCACGGCGGAACACACCTGGGGTTCCAGTGCTCCCACATGAGATCGAACGCCATTTCCGGCGATAGCCCGAAGCTTTTCATATGGGCGGCGGTTGCATACGCCATGTTGTCACCACCTTGGCCTTCGACTGCGATCTTCGCTTTCGTTTTCAGCCACTCGACGGCGAGGCCGACGTTCTCGGGCAGGTCGGGCTCTATCAACCAGTTATCCCGGTCGGCATGCTTATCCCGATGGCTATTCGCTAGGCGCACCATTTCATCCGTGCGGAAGTGCGGCCTGCCCTGGCTCAGCCACTCATAGGCGCCATCGGCAGTTGTGCTCGGCCATAGCAGCACGTAAGAGTGGAA